CAATGCCAGGTGATAAGTTTACTTTGAAGCGTCAACATTTTACTCGTACTCAGCCTGTTAACACGTCTGCGTATACTCGTATTCGTGAATACTATGATTGGTTCTGGGTCCCCCTTCACCTTCTTTGGCGCAATGCTCCCGAGGTTATCTCTCAAATGCAGTCTAATGTTCAGCATGCTGGTTCACATACTTCTGCGTTAACTCTTGGTAATTCTCTTCCTACTGTTACTTTGGCCCAGTTGTCTGACGTTTTTTCTCGCCTTTCCGGTAAGTCTAATTATTTTGGATTTAGCCGTGCAGATTTGTCTTATAAGTTGATGCAATATCTTCGTTTTGGTAATGCTAATAATTCAACTTCTCATAATTATGGTACTTCTGTTCCATTTAATACTTCTGGTTATAGTCAGAAATTTCGGTTTAACTTGCATGTGTCTATATTCCCTTTGTTGGCTTATAAGAAATTTTGTCAGGATTATTTTCGTTATTCCCAGTGGCAAGATTCAAGTCCTTATTTGTGGAATATAGATTATTATACTGGGACTTCTCAGTCCTTGTTTTCATCTATTCCTTCTGTCGGTGATTTATATTGGCAAAGTAATACCATGTTTGACCTTGAGTATTGTAACTGGAATAAGGATATATTCATGGGTGTTCTTCCTGATTCCCAATTCGGTGATGTGGCGTCTATCGATACAGGTGGATTGAAGGCTCAGGACTTGTCTGTTCAGGCTAAAATATCTTCTTCCAAAACTACCTCTGTATATCTTGGCAATAAGATTTCTTCCTCTGCCACTGATTTTGCTATTAATCCTGGTCCTGATGGCGTTGCGTCAAATCCTTTGATTGTTTCCCTTCCGGCTGTTGCTGCATCATTTGATGTTCTTGCTCTTCGTCGTGGTGAGGCTCTTCAACGTTGGAAAGAAATTTCTTTGAATGTCCCGCAAAACTATCGTGCTCAGGTTAAGGCTCATTTTGGTGTTGATGTTGGTGAAAATATGTCCGGTATGTCTACTTATATCGGTGGTGATTCTTCATCTCTTGATATCTCCGAGATTGTCAATACGAATCTTCAATCTGGTGACACTTCTTCTGAGGCTGTTATTGCTGGTAAAGGTGTTGGTTCTTCGCAAGGTTCTGAAAAATTCGAGGCTCGTGATTGGGGTGTATTGATGTGTATCTATCACAATGTTCCTCTTTTGGATTATGTGTCTTCTGCTCCTGACCCTCAGTTATTTGTTTCTCAGAATACAGATTTGCCTATTCCTGAGTTGGATTCTATTGGTATGCAATCTATTCCTGTTTCTATGTATTCTAATAGTGATATTGAATTAGTTACTGGATTCAATTCTTCTGATTTTACTATGGGTTATCTTCCCAGGTATTATAATTGGAAGACTTCGTATGATTATGTATTAGGCTCTTTCACTACTACTGAAAAGGAATGGGTTGCTCCTATTACTCCCGCTATTTGGGGCAATATGTTGTCTACCGTGACTACTGGTTCGTCTTCTATCACTTATAATATTTTTAAGGTGAATCCTTCTGTTCTTGATAGTATTTTTCAAGTGAATGCCGATTCAAAATGGGATACAGACCAGTTCTTGATTAACTGTGCGTTTGATGTTAAAGTAGTTCGTAATTTGGATTATTCCGGAATGCCTTATTGATATGAAAAAGAAAGAATATTTACAACATGATTTTAATGGTTCTTTTGATGATATTCATACTAAAGTTCCTGTACAAGATAAGTTAATGCAGTTGTCTACTTTTAAAGATAAAGACGGTTCTATTACTATTTCTACTGATATTTCGTTGATTTTTAATCAACAAAGATTGGAGAATAAATTGACTGCTACTGAATTGCGTGAATATATTCAGCGTTATACACCTAATAAGTCGGTGTATACTGCGCAATTGGATGATGAGACTCTTTTGAATACTCTTAAATCGAGACATATTCAATCTCTTTCTGAGATGCGTTCTTGGGCTGAATATTGTATGGAAAATTATGATTCATTAATCAAAGAATCTGAGGAAAAGGCCCGTCTTGCTGCTGAGCAGGCTACTCTTGAACAGACTGCTGCTGGTGATTCTTCTGCTTCTGCAACACCTGAATAGTTATGGCTTTTAAAGATTTTGCGAGCGGATTATTTGGCGGTATTGGTTCTGTGATTTCTGGTGCTATTGGTGCTAAGACCACGGCCGATACTAATAAGACTAATCTCAAGATTAATCAGATGAATAATGATTTCAACGCTCGTGAAGCCCAAAAAGCCCGTGATTTTCAGTTGAATATGTGGAATAGGGAAAATGAGTATAACAAGGCTTCTTCTCAGCGTAAAAGGCTGGAAGAAGCAGGTTATAATCCTTATATGAGTGATGCACAGGCTGGTTCTGCTTCTGGTATGTCCGGCACTTCTGCTGCTTCTGCTGCTGGTGCTACTCCTCAAATTCCATATACTCCTGATTTTCAGTCTGTTGGTGTTAATTTGGCTTCTGCGTTGAAAATGATGTCCGAAAAGAAACAAACTGATATTGAGAATCTCAATATGTCTGATTTGTTGCGTTCTCAGATTTGGCAGAATATTGGTGCTACTGATTGGCGTAACGCTTCTCCTGAGGCTCGTGCGTATAATCTTTCTCAAGGTCGTAAGGCTGCCGAACTTGGTATGGCTTCTCTTGAGGAGAATCTTTCCAATCAACGTTGGTCTAATAATTTGCTTGTTGCTAACATTGCGAATTCTCTTCTTGATGCTGAGGCGAAAACTGTTATGAATAAGTATCTCGATGAAAATCAGCGTGCCGAATTGAATATTAAGGCGGCTAATTATGAGTATCTTATCATGTCTGGCCAAATGAAGCGTCAAGAAGTGAATAATCTTATTGCTGATGAACTTTTGACTTATGCGAAAGCGAATGGCCAGAAGATCTCTAATCGTATTGCTGAAGAAACCGCAGATAAATTGATTAAGGCTACTAATAATACCAATATGTATTTTGGTGGTTATTATGGTTCTCGTGGTTCTTATTCTCGGCAAGATGCATTTCACGATTCTTCTATTCTTCGTTCTCGTGCTGGTTCTGCTGCTGAAGATTATCAGCAATCTCGATTTGATACGAAGTTACAGCCTTGGCGTGAGGCTGTTAATTCTGCTAATATGATTTTTAATGGTATTGGTTCTGGTTTGGATTCTTATACCAATTATCAGAATGGTCGTTATAATCGAGGTAGACCTTACTTTATGGATTACGATGAATACTATGATGATAATAACGGAAAGAGTTCCGTTCGTTCTAAACGACATCGTAGATAATCTGTTTCATTATCATGTTTTAATATTGCCTTTATGCACTGGCTCGTGATGAGTCGGTGCATTTTATTTATATAGTTGTTCTCTTTTGTGCGGAGCAAAACGGGTTTCACATCTATCCCGTTTCCACCTCTCTCGTCCGAGATTGGCAAAAGTGACACCAATAAAAATGCAAAACATGTTATATAACATATAATTTAATTTGGTGTATTCCCGTTTTCCCCTTATCTTTGTAATGTAATAATTAAAACGATATATTATGAAACAGAAAGTTAATGATTGGTTATTGCGGTTGGTTCGCATTGATTCTTGTGGAAATAGAGAAGTCTCTCATGTTTGTCTTTATGACATGTCCAGAACTCAAGTTATGAAACTTGCTGAGGATTATGGTAAAGATTTTGCTGCTGTTCGTGTGTTTAAACTTGAAGTTATACTTTGATTATTATGGTTCCCCGCGCGGATTTCGTGCACTTAAGCGCGGGTTTACCTTATTTATATTATTAACAATTTAAATTTTACAATTATGAAACTTTTAATGACTGTACAACCGAAAACTGGTGAAAAGCCTTCTGACCCAATGTTGATTGATACAAACGAAAACGATTTGTGTTGCCTCGCTGATGACTTTCTGCGTGCTGGCGATAAGGTTCTGATTTTTCAGCCCGTAACTGAATATAAGGTTACCCCTTGCGGAAACTGTGACAAAAAAGAATAGTTTTTCTTTTTTTTCTTCCGACACCGCTTATTATTGACAAATTGTGAAGACTGCACCAAGCGTTATTGTATTGAAAATTGTTAATATCGTGTGTGTGCGAAGTTTACGTAGCACGCGCGCGAAATTAATAATTTTTGATACAATGTTGATTGGTGCTTTCTTCACAATTTACCTACCTTTGCGGTTTCGTAAGATTAAAAGTAAAAGTATTCTTTACCTGCGCGGAGCGCAAATTGTTCGCAACTCTGTTGCGTGCTTTATGGATTCTATGTGATTAACATCCAAAATAAGAAGAAATATGTCTGACAAGGTTCGTAATTTTTTCAATCGTTGCGAGCATCCTCGTATAATAAAAAATAAGTATACAGGTGAACCTGTTTATGTTAAGTGTGGTGTTTGTCCTCATTGCTTGATTTCGCGTTCTGATGCGAAAAGAAACTTGTGTGATTATGAAAAGTGGAATCGTAAGTATTGTTACTTTGTAACATTGACTTATAATTCGCAGTATGTCCCGAAAATGGCGCTTGTACCTATTGATGATTATGAATTTGATTATCCGATAGGTAATAATTGGCCAGCTGTCCGTTCTCAGTTGCTTACGCGTATATTAATTGACCCTCGAGTAAAAAAACAGGATAATGGACAGGATATTAATATGTTTACCTGTAAGGTAAATTTCCCTTACATAGATGAGCATTTGAAATCTATATTTGATTCCTGTGTTACTGCTGCTGAGTTTCGAAAGAATTACAAACCTGAGTATTTTTCTTCCGCTCGTCCTTATATTCTTCGTACTATCCCTCGTGTGTCTAAGTTGCAGAAATTTAAAGACGTTCAGCGTGAAGAACTTATTTGGATTTCTCCTGAAAAGGTTGAGATGCTTAAGAGAAAATCTAAATGTGAAGGCAATGATAATGCTTTCCCTCAATTTAAAGGACTTCTTAAGTATGTGAATTATCGTGATTATCAACTTTTTGCGAAACGTTTTCGCAAATATTTATTTACAAAAATTGGTTCATATGAAAAAATATCTTCATACGTTGTATCGGAGTACTCTCCTAAGACATTCCGCCCGCATTTCCATATCTTATTTTTCTTTGACTCGGACGAAGTCGCCGAAAACATTCGGCAAGCTGTATTTCAGAGTTGGAAACTCGGTCGTGTCGATACGCAGCTTGCAAGGGACTCTGCCGGTTCATACGTATCGGGCTATCTTAATAGCCTTGTGTCTCTCCCCAGCATTTTTACGGACGTCTCGTTTACAAAAAATAAGTCGCGGTTTAGCAAATTATTTGGATATGAAAGCTTTCGACAAACAGTTAAAACACCTGAACAAGCAGTCGAACGCTTATCTGAGCGAATACGCTTTGTCCGTAATGGCAAGTCTTGCGAACTCACTCCCCCCATTTCGTATATCTCTCGATTATTGCCAAGATTCGTACCATACAGCAATAATTTTTCTGTCGAAACTCGAACAGTTATTACAGCAATTCGAGGCGTATTACAACTCTTTAGACGAAACGAACCCTTTAAAAAAGAAACTCCTACAAATGTATCCGAGTTTATACACACCTATGTCGTGACGTTGTATGAAAAGTATGGTTATTGTTTTGATTCTCTTCCTGAGTGTCTTCGTGTCTATCTTGCTTATACGCGCTCTGCCAAGGAAATTCATTACTTCACTGATAGACTCAAGAATAAGCTTTGCCGTCCCCTATATATATATCGTGTGTGGGAGTCTCTTGGTTTATCTGATGATTATCTCATTTCTTTGTCTGATGAATACATGTCTAAGTGTCGATCTATGTCCTTAGAAAAACAGTTAAGTATTCAGCAGGAAATGTTCGAGCGTGAAGGTTATTCGGATGAACTTCTATCTTTATTTTATATTAATAAACCTCAAAAGAAAGTTAATAATCCTTATTTTCAGGAATGGAAGGATAAGAATTACCATGAAGTACATTATATTCGCGTAAAACATAAGAAATTAAATGATGAAAATAATGTATTTTTGGAATAATTATCTTTGTATTTATGAAAATTACATCTCAGCAATGGATTGAAGTTGTTAAATTGATTTCTACTTTCATTATTGGCCTTATTACGGCTTTGTGTGTTCAGTCTTGTACTGCGTCTATGTCTGTTTTTTGGAAAAATAGTAATTCTAATCAAGAGAGTCAGCAAACTACGAAACAGTCTGTTGATTCTACTCGTATTAATGTTCAACCAAATTTTTAGTTTATGAGTTTATTTTCTTTGAAAGACATTCGTAACCACCCTCGACGCTCGGCATTTGACCTTTCGTCCAAGGTTGCTTTTTCTGCAAAATCGGGTGAACTTCTTCCGATTAAATGGTATTTTACAATGCCAGGTGATAAGTTTACTTTGAAGCGTCAACATTTTACTCGTACTCAGCCTGTTAACACGTCTGCGTATACTCGTATTCGTGAATACTATGATTGGTTCTGGGTCCCCCTTCACCTTCTTTGGCGCAATGCTCCCG